GGGCTTTACTGTGAGCTCAGGGTTTTGGCTTTTCCTTGCCATCGTCCGCGTCAGAGAGGCTCAAAAGAACATCTGTTCCAGAGCGTTGCTGATCTTGTTGACACCACCCGCTGCCATACCGTAAGGTCCAGGCATAACAGACATCCCACCAGAGATCTGGCGGATTATCTGTAGAACTCGTTGCCAGAAACTATCATTGTCGACAAAGGACACTCCAGGAGGAAGCTGATTAATCACCTTCCTGTAGAGGTCCAGTGCAACAAGGTCGCATGGCGAGTTGTTCTGGAACTCGTAATAGCCGCTACCAGGCAGAGCTTGATACTCTACACAGGCCCACGCTTTTACGATTGCAGTATTGGCAGTGTTGGTACCCATGCCAGTCACCTTTATAACCATGCTATCAAACTGGTTATCAAAACCAGTGAAGCCATTGGTTGTAGCGCTCAGTTGACCGAAGTCTCCCAAGGCGGAATAGGGTGTGCTGGGTACTGCTGTGATATACTCCAGAATCTGCGAAAAGTCGAACTTGGCACCTGTATTATAGGTGCCGGCGTAGACTCCGAGATTGAAAGGTCCGGTGTATTGGTCAGCGTTGGTGGCGTTCAGAGCTTGGAGGCCAGCAATAGACCAGAGATTTCCGCCCTCGGCCCCTGTGGTCAAATTGTTTTGACGAACAAACAGGGTGGCAGGAAATTTCCAGCATTGGACGTTCCCGCTCCAGGTCATCTGGTTGGCCGTAGGGACCAGCTCGAAATGATTGGAGACGTATCTGAACTTGTCTACAATGTCAGCAGTGCTTGCACCCGCAGTGGCGCCGGAATTGAAGAAAGTGGCACAGTCTGCATAAGGAACTCCAGTAAACACAGTACTACTGAGTATGGAAGTTCCGGCTGTGACGGTCGCAGTCCAATAGGCGTAACCGGGAGTTGGCAGCACGAGAAAATAATAATCCGTGCTGGCGGAAGAGAAAGCCTGAGAAGACACCAAACGGTGCTTCTTTACTAAACTCTTTCCCTGAAATTCATCAGGAACTCCCCTGACATCGCTGTTAGCGAAGTCAGGCGGGGCAAAGGCACACTTCAGAAAAGACATTCCATCTTGCGAAATGGTAGCTCTACCGCCTCTGACCATAGATCTTATGGTCTGGTTGTAAGCTGTCCTTCCGATGATGGGAGCCGTACCCTTAGGCTGGACCATGGGTCCCATACTCATACCAGCATTGCTGGTGGCATAGACGCCCGATCCGGCTTTTTGGGAACGCATTCTCCTTTTGGCACTCTTTGACATAGACGATGCAGACTTATTTTGCTGTGTCTGCTTAACAGCTTTATTCTTGCGTTGATCCATTGTTAATAATGAGGCCCCTCCACCTCATAGTAACCCACTGATTCCACTAGCTCTAAGATGGACTGATAGTCAGGTCTGGTCTCCAGCTCAGCCTCAAAGCCTATCATGGACATTCTGTATTCCCAGAAGTCCTTGGGCTCTTGGTGCAAGAGATTCATGACCATTTTCTCCTTATTCAGAGCATAGCAGATGTTTGGCCCGTAATAGTGGCTGCAAAACTCGAAAGAGTCGTTGACGGGAAGGTACTCTTTACAGCGTATTCCGTACTCTAGGTACTTTTCCGCTGCGCCCTCCACTGTGTTCTCCACAGAATCGTCGCCGGCTGCAATGATTTTCCGGGATCCGATTAAGTCAGCTATCCTGACTCTCATGAAAGAGTTGTCTCTGCTCGTCCTAAACTTTCCTGAATTAACTATACCCTTAAACAAGGGCTGAACCAAGGTGCCATCAGAAAACTGGTAAATCGACTCAGTTTCTAGGTACGCTTTGGCTAGCATCAGGTGTTCGAAAACGGGCGAACTGTTCTTCGCAAGTTGGATAGTCGCCTTAGCCGCATCAATTACTTGCCATTGTTTCACGCCCCAATCCCAGCCGGAAATATCTGCATAGGACATAGGCAACCCGCATCCGACAACGTCAGCATAAACGCTGGCGCTGTCCGACGCAGTGAAGCCAATACCAGGTTTAGATGGTATGTCCTTCCAGTTTTGTATTTCTAGCTTGGTGAGGTGCCTGCATAATAACATTTCTATTATTTTGTCAGTAAGTGAAACAGACATGATCAGTCGGACTCGTCCGGTCTTGATTTTGTCCAGTGTATGAGGCTCGTTCTTCACGAAAACCCGTACAGGATCCATCAAGTTGCGGTCAAGTCGCTCCTTCCGTGTCATGGTCTTAAGTTTGTCAATGGGAGTGGAGAGGATCAACTCGATCCTATCAAGTACGATATCATTAAGACGTTCGCCCATGGAGTCCATCAGCTTATCATTGCGCTTGGCAATTTTTGCATGAGGTACTCCAGGGCTGGCTTCGGCTTTTATATCATCCTTGATCTTATCTATAGCTGCGCTCCACTTTTCGCGATCGTAGGTGTCTAAATATGATGGTAAAGTATGTTGTAAGTATTGAGGTAAAATCCGTTGGTCAGACTCCTCTATTTCAGCGAGCGTGGGCTCTCTGAAATTTACAATGTGCTTGTCGCATTGGAGCTTGAAGCTACGCTTTTCTGCCTCAGCCCCCCTCGGGGGCCAGGCGTATTTTGCGTAACTGGGCTCTTGGCGGCAGGCTTCTTGCCATTTTGCGGTCTCTTTCCTTTGGCCTGCTCCTGTGAATATGATGTCGCTCTTTCCGATCTCTTCAGATTGCTCTGAGAATGGGATGGCTTGTTCAAACCACTGATAGTAGGCGCCCCAGACGTCGCTGGGGCTCGAAAGTTTAAAGGAACCGCAGGTTCCGTTCCCAAAGCCTGTTTTCTCTTCTGAACTCTCAGCCTTCGCTTGGCGGATTTAGAGAGGGCGGGCTCCTCGGTTTCCTGAGCCAAAACTGTTTCCTTCTTCGGATTTATTTTCGCTACATGGGTTTTAACCAAGGTTAAACCATCTTCGTAGTTTCGGCCTGCCGGCAGGGTGGGGATGGATAAATGGAGGGAGTTGTCTGAATCCACTCTCAAGGGTGCACTAGGGCGTTGAACTTTTAGTTTCTGAACTAATTTCTTCTCCATAGGGATCTCCTTGTAAGTGGGCAGATCGGGATACAAACCGGCTTTGAGGTCGTCCTCAACGTCAGTCCAGCGCTTATGCTCTGGGTTCCAATAGTCGTGGTCTCCCGCGCCTGTTGTTTTGAGCATCTCCGCTACTTGTAATGCGATCTTTTTAACCAATGTGTCCTGTGCGACCTCATCCACAATCTTGTCAACCATCTCCGTGGGGAGTTTTTGGTGCAAGATGGTCTTGGCCACAGCAGTACCTTTCTCAATTTTCTTAATTTTCTTCTTATCGAGAGGAACAAGCGCATACCCGCAATTTATGCATTGGTAGCCCTTCTTCTGCACGCAAGAACACTGGGAGCAAGTCCACGGGCTTTCCTTTCGAAAGCGGTCGCCCTTCATCCTGGCCCCAATGTGGGTGCCAGTCTTTCCGGCGGCAGTCTTATACACGCGGTACTTATCTCCAAATTTCTCGTACATTCTTTCGGCGACATCATTGTCCAATTCCTCCATGAAATCACCCCAAGAAGTGCCACTTTCGTAGACAGTTAGGGAATCTTTTTCTTTGGTAAGGAATGTTTCATATGCCTCCATCTCGTAGAAGTCGTCCATATCTTCATCATTATCGGACTCAGGGGCCTCGTAACGAGCATAGTAATTTTCGACTTCGATCAGTTCCGGTTGTCCTTGAGCTATATCTTCGTTAGTGGGCGACTCTTTACGATTCATCCTAAAAACAGGCGGAATAACTCCAACGTTCAACTTAACAGTCGAGTCGTGCTCTAAATGAACACCGACTATGCGGTTTTTACTATCTAGTATAGGGGCTCCTGATGTTCCTACAGTCGTACTGGCCGCATAATTGACGTGCCACGACTTTGTTGCGCTAAGCTTTATAGCAGCGCTGGATACGCAGGGTTTACCTTCGTAGAACTGGTTTATCTGTATGGGCTCTCTCGGCTGGACTCTAGACGTCCAAACTCCCACCTTCATCCCCAGCGTGGAAAACACGCATGAGGGAATGGTTAGGATTAGGTAGTCTAAGTGCTCGGTGCGAGATGCCGCTACTACATTAGCCGTAACTGAGCTGAGTTTTACACATTTATCACCTTTTCTTAGATTAATCAGAGCGGTCCTGTTGTAGTCCAGCACATGATATGCGGTCAGTAAACAGTCCATCCCATTAAACTTAATCCTAGAAAAGTGTCCTATCAAAGTTCCGTCCACCTCGAAAGTCCCCTGAAAATCAGGGATCTTATCGATTTTGTACAGCTTTGACGTGGTCAAAACGGACTCCTTTATGGTCTCAACAGTTGTGCCCTTATCTCTGTTGGCACTACTGAGCGACTGCATTATTTGGAGATCCTCAGCCCATCGTTCTGGTTGTAAATAAACCCTGTGGTTCTCATCTGCTAGCAAATAAACGCCTATCTCATCCGTATAGACCGTCGACATTGTTCTCTTCAACATCTCAATCTCCTCGGAGGGCTTGTAAATTTGCATCCGTTTCCCTGCCTCCCTTTCCACTCTCTTACGATGGACTACGTTGCGCATAACAACCAAAGGCTTAGAAGCACAAAGGTACATGCAACACGTAGAACTAACACATAAGCGGTATATCGGGACGCAAAGGTAATCGAAAAGCAGCGTGAGAACGCTCCACAAGAATTTTAGCACGGGAATAGAGACTCGTAGAAGAATGCTGATGACGCAGATGCTCGCAGCAATAAGAATCGCCCATCCAACATAAGTCTTGCTGAGTTCCTTAAATGGATGTTCGAAAACTTCCACAATCTCCTCAGCGACTGCAATGCTGGTGTTCAACACTTTCTCTAGAGCAACGGTCTCACTAGCAATCGTATCAACAATAGCCTTGAGAACGGGAACAATGGTGCTTTTCCCTTTCTCATCCCATGCTTCGCTGGCTTCCCACGGGCCGAATCCCTCTCTCTTAAATCGGGGTTGGGCCTCCAGTGCTTTACCAGCTTGTTCGCCTAACTCCGCCGGTCTTGGTCCCTCGTAAGGTACAGCAAAACCGGGCGTCGCTAGACAGAGGATAATCATTATGATCACCAAAGGCGAATATTGCCAAACGACACGGTTAACAAAGGCGACCAATTCTCTCAGTCTTTGACCTTCAGCATATCTCGCCGGCCACTCACTAAGGATTTCTCCTAGGATGGCCGGGGCATGACTTGGGTCAACCTTGTTGCTAGCCATAGCGTTGTTAGCTATCATGGCCGCGTTCGATAATCCAAACGTATCATCCTCCCAACTATAATTTTCTTGAACTTCTTCCTTAAATTGATTATTATCCATTTTGAGTGATTTTCAAC